AGCATTATTCTGCACTCGCCGGGGAGTTCTCTGCTATCTGTATGTTAAGATCCTTCGTGATGGCGACAAGCATCGCGTGGCACTCGTCGATTCGCTTTCGGTCGTTAAGCGTGAACCGCTCCATCGTATTCCCGCGCGGCAACCGGCTAACTAATGGTTCTTTTCTCAGGCTCGCCTTGCTGTCAATCGCCCTTTGAACGTCTGCCCGGTCATATACCTTCCTCTCGCCCACCATGCCACACGCGTTAATCCCCCATCGCTTCTCAATGTCACGCGCCGACCCAACGGTTGACGGTCTATAACCAAGCATCAACATGACATCCTTCAAAATCATCAATTCCTGCATATACCCTCCTGTTAATGTTTCCCCGCCGCCCCGTTTCGTGGAGCATCCGGCTTTTCCGGTGTCGGCCCGACTCTTCAGTTCGTTTGCCGACGGCGGGGTGTTGTGGTGGCTACTTCTTCGGCTTCGCAATCACCTTGATGTCGTATGCCGGGTACTCCACCTTGAGGTGCATTGCATCCATCGCCAACCGCAATAGTTTCTCAACCGCACGCAACCGGCGAGATGTGCGGCTATCTTCACTCTGGCGCGGGGAGAATAGACTCGAGAAAAACATGTGCTCATCGGGGCCGAGCAGGTCAAGGTCGCGTTCGATCCTATTAATCCGATCGCTTAATTCTTTGTATTTCCGCTGCGTCATGATAAACATGAGAAGTCCTTTCATTGTGTGTATTCTTCATCGTTCGAACTCGGGAGGTCAATTCCCTCTTCCGCCCAGTACCGCTGTACCCTTGCCATGAACTCCGCGAATGCGTCAACCGACAGAACGGACGTTGATCCGGGGTAATAGTCCTCTTTGATCTCCCCGGTCCTCGGATCGGCGATTGCAACCGTTGTCCGGTTGCATGTAAGCTTGTTCAGGTAGTGCGTGTACTCCTTCTCCCATCCGCGCTCCTTTCCGACAAGCGTACACCATACCCAGTAGAGAGCGTTCTGCCGTAGGTTCCGCGTTGACTTCTCCACGGTGATGCAGACGCGCTCGCCGTCGCCAAACTCGGCGGCGCACTCTTCGTAAAAGCGCGTACGGTGCGATAGCGTAGGTCTCCCACCAACCATCGCACCGTGTCCTATCACGCGCTTACTCATCTGCTCGTCACCTGCATGTCCTCGAACACCCGAAGGCCGGGGATCTCCTGCGTCTGCTTCAATGCTTCGAGTGTTTCACGCCGTTTCACTTCGATCTTCACCAGGTCGGGCCGCGCCGACGCGAAGGCGTTGATGTCCACCACCTCATAGTTCCTGAATTTCTTCACGGTGGACTGGCCGACCTCGCCGCGCGTTGTCTGTGGGGCCGACATGACCACTGGAGGCGGGGCCACGATCGGTGCCGGTGTCGCGGTGGCTTTCGCCTCTTCCTGCGCCGCCTTGACTTTGGCTGCATGTTCTGCCAACCGCTTGCGGTTCTCTTCTTCGCGCGCCTTCTCTCGGGCAACGACGAACGCCTTGCGCTTGTCCTTGATGACTGATTCGGCGCTGGCCAGAGAATCCTCGATCGGCTTGAACATATTCCGAACGCGGTTGACGAACACCTTGAAAGGGTCAAGGGCCGCGTCCTTAGCCGCGGTGACTTCCTTCTGGAACGTCTTGATCTGCGAGAGAGAATCAATCGCCATCTGATCCTCTTCGTCGGTGGCGATTTCAATCATGTTCGCCATGCGTTCGGCTTGGATGCTCATACCCTGCCACTTCACAATATCCGGCGGGGCGGGGATCGTTACTTGCTCGCTCATGCTTGTGGTTCCTCTTTGGTGAACATGGTTTCGGTGATGTCCTCCTGCGCCTTCTGCGCTTCGCGTGCGTCGAAGAATGCGAGCGTGGCCAGCGCGCGTTCCTTGTCCTCCTTCTTCTTCGCCATCGTGGAGAGCCACGCCACATAGTCCGGCGGGAGCTCGCACCAGAACATTCCCTGACTGTCCGCGCCGGGACCGTACTTGCCGAACGTGATGCGCTCGGCTTGCGGGTCGAATGCGGGGAGGGTCACGCCAGCGGCAACCTCAACGGGGGCGGGCTTCTCGGCTTGCGGCTCGTCGTCGTGACGCAGCTCTGACACATCCAGCGCGTCCTCCTGGTCCTGAACTTCTTCGCGCAGGTACATGCCACCAAGCACGTCCGGGAATACAACGCGGGCACACGCGCCGATCGCGCGCCACTTACGCATGGTTTCCGGCATAGACTTCCAGTTATACTTCTCGGACAGCTTGATCGTGACCTTCGCGTTGTTCTTCCACTCTGAGGTGAGCATCTTCTCGGCGTTATCCATCCCGAAGGATTCGGTGTGCGCTTGCTCGCCGCGGCGCTTCATGGTCACGTAGCACGTCCGGCCGTCGTCCTTGATGTGCATGTCCTCGAGTTCACCGCTTCGGCGAATCAGGGCGAGCATGAGTTCTGGTGAGAGCGTCGGCTGGTTCTGGATAATGTCAATCGTGCGGAGGGCCATCATCGGCGGGATGTTCAGCTCGTGCGCGGTGAGCATGACCGAAAGCACCTGCTCAGGGGTTTTGTATGCTTGCGGGAGAAAGCCGGATTTGAGCAGCACCCCGGCCACCTGGAGGCGCTGATCGTAACCGGCGAGGAACGCCTCAAGGCCAGCATTGCCCTGCATGATCTCGCCCGTTGACGTGTTGACCACTGGCAAATCGTTCATTGCACGGATCCTTTTATGGTGTTCAGGGTGACTGTCATCTTGCAGCTCGGACAGAGGATGTCGCACGGATCGCACGGCTCATGGCACCACTGGCAGAGCGCCCCGGCGGGCTCATCCTCGGTGTCACAGTTCGGGCAGATGTGGCGGGTGTCGCGCTCGAGCAGTTCAATGCTATGGAACACTTCACCGCACACTGAGCAGCAGTACACAAAGGGAAGGTACTGGTGCTTCATCTCTTGCATTGCTTCCATCTGCATGGTGTCCTCCAATCAATGGTTGAACGGTCTCATCGGACGGAAGGTACCGAAGTGCTTGATGACCGTGATGTTCCAACTTGACTTCATCCCGAACGTGCGATCCTTGAGCGCCCGCTTCGCCGCCTTTTCGGTGATGCGCTTGTATTCCTTGCGCGTTGGCATCTTTGCGTCTTTGTCACGCGAGGTGACGGTTCTCCAGAAGCGAGAAAATCCTAATCCGAATTTCATCTAATCCTCCAGTTCTGAAAACGGGGGAGCGGCCTCGTGTCTAGCCCAGTCACGGGCCGCCGATCCCCGGAGCGGTATGGGTTGTGTCCGCGCCGCTCCTTCGCGGAATTACATTGGATGCTTCCAGCTTTTTGAGGGGATGCGGGTTGGCGCGTAAAGGCGTTTCTCTTTGTGGGGCCGCATCCCTATTTCCTTCCTGTCGGGCACGATGTACCACGGGAGTTCGGCCATGCGTGCGGCGCACTCGCGCTTGAGCATCGCCTTACACTTCCGGCAAATCCTGCCGTATGCTTTCCGTGATGGGTTTTCGCACACCTCGCAAATCATTTCTTCCCCTTCACTTCTATCGGGCAGTAGTTCTCATCGACCTTCACCGCGCTGCGAACGATAATCCAGAAGATCCCGAAGGACGTAGCTACCCCGACCACCAGGCAGAAGATGACGACCCGCCATAGGTAGGCGATGTTGTCCCACAGCTCAACGGCGAAGTCCAGCGTCTTTCCGTCTGCCGCCCAATCCACCACAGCGAGAAAGCCCACCACAAAGCAGAGTCCAAAGAAGGCTCTCCCGTACCCGCTCCAGCGTTCAGCGTTTGTCATGGGGGGATTCCTTCTCGGGGCGGGGGGAGTGGCAGGGGCAATCGGTACCATCCACATCAGGCCACCGAACGACTGTCATGTACGCCTCGATAACGGGCCATGTTGGGCTGGAGCAAAATCCGAAATGGTGCCCGATTACTATTCCGAACCACACGCAGTTCCCGCAGCACTTGTCAGGCATGGGGGGCCTCGCTGGTGGATGTGAACGCGGCGAAGATGTGGCGGTTGCCTTTCGCGTCGGGGATTTCGATTCCCACGATCGGGCCGGCGTATAGGTCGCCGTATCGAAGATGCCCCCATTGATCGACGGAGAGAGACGCGGAGAGTTCGGGCTTCGGGTTGGTATGCACGGTACCCCCTTGCTATTGTTTGCGGTAGCGTTGACACATGGCTGCGAACCATATATCGTATGGCCGCAGGTCAAACTTGGCCCGAAGCTTTTCCCACCCTTCGGGTCCAATGCTCCCTTTCCCTTCCAGGTATTGCGTCAGGGAATTCTTGCTAACCTTGAGGGTTGATGCGGCCTCATCCTCCGCACGGAGGGTGAGGTTGTGATGCTCCAGAGTCCACAACGCAAGTACGAATCTCAGGACATCGCTTTCATTCGCCCCTCGGATGATGTCGTCCATGACTATCATCGGCACGCCCTTCGTTGCGATGTTTCGCGGTTGGTTGGTATTACTGATTTCGGATTGCGGAAGTCGGGTACGCACGGTATCTTGACTCCACACACAAGAGGTTGAGTTCTTCAGGCGGGGATAACAAAAAACCCGGGCCGCCTTGCGACGACCCGGGTCAAGAAATTGAGGCACCCGAAATACTATGACTTCACGGAAACACGATACACATTATTTGAAGTCGTCGCACTACACGGTAACAAACGGATCAAGTAATGTCAAGAAATTTCTAACGAGCGGTACATTTAACCACTTATCAAAAGGAGTGCCATGTAACACGCACAAGACGTGCATAATCTGGGGGATTTATGACAGAACGTAGTCGCGCCGGTGGTGAATAGCGCCGCGCCTACACCGATGTTTGTGTATTCAATCACGAACGACGTGACACCAGCGGAGAACCAGCTGCCGGTTGCGGTGTATATCATATCCAACGATAGAATCCATTCCAGGACAAACGAAACCGCGAAAAGGAGCGTACACTCTATCGCCACCCTGTGCGGGTGTTCCTTGAACCGCGCCAGTTGCTTGTCGGTCCAGCGGCCTATGCCTTTGACGGTCATATCGCCGCCGTGAGTTGGCAAACGAGTCCGGCCTTCGGATGCCAGACGAACGCCTCCCCTGCCCTCACGTTACCGACATACCCTTTCCCGTAATGCCATACATCCGTACTGGCAAGAGAACGCATGTAGCGCACGACTACGCCCTTGTATTCTTCCGTACTCTTCCAGTGGATCTCCTTCTTGTGGTGCTTGTCGCCAAGATGGAACTCGCGGTATTTCGTTGCGGCCCAAAGTGCCGGAGCCTCCTGCGCCATGAGCGTCGGCAGGTCAGCCTCCTTCTCTTCCTTGCCGTGCGCGTAGCCTATCAGGTTCGCGCCGTATCGGTAGTATTTCCGCACCTTTGCGCCGTTGTCAATGATCACGCCGGGATATTTGAAGAATCGGCATTCGAGAGAGTCACCGAGATAGAACGCCCGCTCCGCGTCGTGGTTGCCGGGGATCACCGGGACGTACACCGGGGCAATCCCCGCCATCTGAATGATTGCTTCGGACAAAAGTATGCGTCCCGCCTTGAACGTCTTTTTCCATCGGGTGTCCTCGTCCTGCTGCGTTCCCTTTGCTGTCGTGCCGGACGCATTGTCCACATTGAAGAAGTCGTTCCCAACCGGGAAAACAATCTGCTCAACGTGGTACATTCTGGAATACGACAATAGTTGCCCGATGGCCCGGTTGAACACCTCTCGGGCAATCTTGATGTCATAGTTGTCGCCCGCCTCTTCGTCCCACACGAGCTTCCCAAAGTGTAGGTCGAACAGCGTCACCTCCAGACAAACACCGTCTTTGTGCTTTGGGTAGCGAATCGGCGCAGGACGTTTCGGGAGCTTCGCCTTGATCTCTTCGAGGATTTCCGCCTTCACGTCCGAAAGTAGAATCAGCGGTCGGTTCTCTTCGAGTCTCGCCCATACGCGGTACAGGGGGACTACCTTGTGTACGTCGTCCTTCCTCGCATATCCGGTCTTTGTTATGAACCCTGTATCGTACCGCCTCATGCGCGTGTGGGATTCGTAGGATGAACACTCCCACCGCACTATCTTCCACACGTTCAGGTCGATCTTGAAGAAGTCCACAAGGTCAGCAAGCGACGTGATGCGCCGATCAGTCACGCCCTCTGCCCTTGCGCCCTTCTCATCGTGCTTCCATTTTACGTCACCGGGTTTCGGCGTTGCGGAGTCTATTGCGTCTGCCAGACGGTTGACGGTGGTCGGCATTTGTTCCTCAGTTCGTGAGTCGGCGTTTCAGTTCTGCGATTGCGGCCTTGCAGCCATAGACGTGTACGCGCCCAATTTTCAGAGCGTACCCCTCGCGGATCAGCGTCGGTCTGGAGTTCGCAAGCGTTGACTCCGGGATCTCCGCCGCGTTTATGATGTCCGGGCTTTCGTACAACGTGTCCTCGGGTGCCTTGTCCAGAAAAGCGCGTACCCCTGTTGTCCGATCAATGAACATGGACGGGTCAAACGGCTTCCCGTGCAGCTTGAGCTGTTTCGCCTTCATGCAATCCGCCTGTATTCGGTTTCGCCCTCATCGTTCTTGAACGCCACGAGAGCTTGCTGGCGCGGGTGTACCTGACCGTCAATATCCCAAATCACAACGAACGCACATCCCATGCTTTTCACTATTGCCCTTTCTCTCTCTGCGTCCTTCTTGACGCTGCGGAGGTGGTGCTTTTCATAGACCTCATAAACGGTATTCGTTTCCTTGCAATACCCGTCAACCACAAACCCGACTGGAGTCACGACTTGACGGCATATTGTCACACCGTCGACAATCTCTTGGTTGTTAAGGATCGCATTTTCATGCTTCCCGATTGATGGGGCACCGCCGTCGCGGAATATGCGTGACAGCGCAGCCAAGCGCATCCGTGCGCGGCTTTCATCGGACCTGCTGCTGCCAGAATGTAGCGCAAGCATCTTCGCCTTCCATGCGTCGGTGTGCCGCCTGCCCTTGTGCGCCGCCCCCATCTTTGCCCTTGTTGATTGATCGGGGATTCGCCCACGGTTTGACTCGGCAATCTTCCGCCTTGTCTGCTCTGATATGGTATGCCCGACAAAACGAGACATCATTTTCTGCCTGAACTCAGCAGACCTCCATCTCCCGCTATTGCTACACGACCGCGAGCAGTAGCGTCCAACATCGCTGGTCGGCGTAAACTCTATGCCGCAATTTTGGCAGGTGGGTTTCATTTCAGGCGGCGATACTCCGCCTCCCCCTGATCGTTCCTGAAACACACTAAAGCCATGCCACGAGGGTGAACAGCCCAAGATATGTGTACCCACTCAGAGTACTCGCATATCACCTGATCGTAAGGCAAGCGGGATGAATCCACTATCCAGCGCACAACCTGGAGCGGAGTCATCCCGTCGATGTGGAAGTCAGCGGCCTGCCCTTTCATGTGCTGGCTGGTTTTTGACCCGCCTATCAGTGCGTTCACTTCCGGGGAGCGGTAGCCGCTGGTGATGAAGATGGGTTTCCCGAGCCGCATCCGCATGGGCTCAAGGATCGTATTGCAGAGGGTGACAAGATTCTGAACTTCTTCTTCCGTGGGGATATTAGGAATCCCCCTTCGCGTTGCCGCGTCTGACCGGGTCAGTTCGTCAAGGGTGAAGTGCTTCGAGAGGTGCATTTACTCAATGCCTCGCGTGAAATTACTCAATGAACTGCGTGAATCTCACTGCGCTCTGCCGATGAGCGTACCAACGAGCGTGAACACCGCGGCGTCAACGATGAGCCATTCCCACGCCATGCGGTCCTCTACGATCACCTTCTCCACCGTCACTGTGACCGTTCGAACGGAATCAAGGCGCGGTGGCGGTTCAATGACGATGTCAGAGAAGAATCCACGGGCCGCAAGCGGGAGCGGACTGTTGTACTCAACGTGCAGGCCGTACCCTTCAACCGTTGTGTCTGCAACCGCAGTCCACCATCGGGGAGCTTGCGGTGTTGAGTCAACCCGCGTGACGTACACGGTATCGGCGCGAACGGTCTTGATCTTCACCGTGTCCACGCGGACCGTCTGTACCGAGTCCACGCGCACGGTCGGCTTCACCGGCCCCGGCCACACGCCGTGATGGAACAGCCATCCGATCACGGCGCAGGCCATACAAAGTGCAAGTGCGAGCTTCCAGTTCACTGCGGGCCGCTCTTAGCAACGCCCGCCCGGAGTGCTGCGCCGAACAGGGCGAGGAACACGACGTTGATGATCTGCACAACCTGACCGTCTGCCGGGATGTACCCGAGCGTGATGAGCACGTCAACGATCGCGCCGACGATCACCACGATATACGTTTTCTTCCCGTTCAGCCATTCCATGATTGCTGCCATGATGTTGCTCCTTTGTTGTGATTAGCGCCGCTTTGCTTGTTCGTACTGCCGCTCTTCGATGCGCTTGAGCGCTTCCTTGATCTCGCGCATGTCGTCAACATGCCTCCCCTCGGTGGCTACCGCGTGTTCCTTAATCTTGTCGTCCACGTATTCTTTGGGCGCGTATCTCTCTGATGCAACGCCGAGCGCGAAGATGAGCAACACCGCCTGCCATACCGCACTCCACACCCAACTCGGAATCTTGCTAAACTTCTCTGTCGGGCTCATGGCTTGACTCTCCAGATGAGTAGCGGTGGCGGTACGGCTGCGAGCTTTGACGCGCTCCCGGAGAACGGATCGGGGCACGAATTGGGATAGGTGTACGACGACGACAATGACCATGCCGTGTACTCCGTGTTGGCTGCGAGTGCCGGGTTGTAGCCGAGGATGAACGGCACCGAGCCGAGAGGCACAGAGCGGAGCGTCGCACCGCCCTTTGCGTGCGCCCCAAGCCAGTACATCGTATTGTCCGCGAACGTGAACGAAGTCCCTCCAGCCACCAGTGAGACGGTGGACGTGTCGCCGTACACTGCCGCGTTCGTCGTGGAGTACGCCCCTAGGTCCAGCACTCTCGTATCAGGGTAGAGGTCGCCGTTTGCGTCTATGTAGATTGCGAACGCCACGTTGCCCGAGGCGCCAGTAGATACTTCAAACCGGAGGGAGTCGATGCTGTAGCCCTTCCCAACCCAGAAGGGCCATGCCCTCAGCCTGCCGTCCTGCAGGGCCTGCGTTGTCGGTGTTCCCGCCCATGACTGGTGCTGATTCGAGTTCCATGTGTCAGAGTTCGCCCGCGTGAAATACGCGCTATTTCTGTTCGCCCAAAGAGACGCGCCGAGGCCGACCGTATCCGAGGCGGTCGCCGTGACGTTGCCAGACGCATCCGAGCGCAGCGTTCCCGCACCATAAGCAAGGAAGCGGAGGGTGCCGTTCGTGTTGATCAATATCTTGCCGCTGTTGTTCGCCCCCAGATAGAGCGGGTGATCCGACTGCGTACCGATCCATCCATAAGATCCGCTAATCGGGACAATCTGAATCAACACGTCGCCGTTTGCAATCACGAACTGCGGTGCGGTCATGTACGTTTGCGCTGAATCGAGGAGCAGCGCGCTGGCCGCCGCGTTCGGCGCGACTTGAAATGAAACGCCCTTGTTATTCAGAATCTGCGTTCCGGTCGCGTTGATGAGCTTGATCCGTGCACCGTTGCCGGAATAGTTCAGCAATCCGTAGCCGTCTCTCAGGTACATATTGTCATAAAAGAGAGAGTTCCCGTTCACGCGGAGCGGGTAGTCGGGTGCGCCGAACGCTGTCCCCGCCTGGATATATGGCGCGCGGACAAGCGAGTCCGCGATTGTGCGGCGGTTGATCGCATCGCGGAAGTCAATGTCTGCGCTGTTGTTCCCGTAGAAATCCTCAACGTAGAGGCGCGCATCACCGAGTCTGAGTGAAAGGTTGTCCGTGCTGTCCGGATGCCCGAGCTTTAGCGTTGTCCACCGGGGCCAGTATGAGAACTGCTCGGATGCCGTACCAAGCGCGAGGATGCCGAGGATGAACCCGAGCGCAACGAGTTTTAGTTTTCTCATTTGTAGATGTACCCCATGTGGATTTCAATGGAGTTCAAGATCGAGTTGTGGGATGACTTGGCCTTGATGTAAACTGGGGCTATCTGTTTCTCGAACTGTCCGAGAACAGAGGTTCCGCTTGCGTTGCGGAGCTTCGTCGGGAACCATGTCTGCCACCTGAACTCGGAGCTATACGTTGTCCCGTCAACATACTGGTAGTAGAGACTGTCCGCATTCGATGGCATGGTGATGTTGTTTGCATCCGAGAGCTTCACCCATGCGGTGTCCGTCCCGCCTGCGTCATCGAAGAACGCAGAGAATCCTATCACCGGGATCGCGCCGATTGCAGACGTTGCCACCGAGTCGTACTGTGGCGGTGTCATAATGTTGAACGAGTAGAGCGTCGCCCAGTCCGTGTTGTAGATGATCAGCCGGTCGGCAAAGTTGTAGGTCTGGATGGGCCGGAACTGCATTGATTCCTTTCCGGAGAGCACCCAGTTCGCCCTTGCCTTCACGATCTCAGGCGGTGTCATCCGGTACGCCCGCCCGCCTTGAAGCTGGATAAGGACGAGTGTTGTGTCGTTTGCGATCACCGCCCGATGTGCGCCCGCATCGCCGTACTCAACGTGAGTCGGTGGGACGAATGTGTTCCAGCCGAACGTGGCGTTCTGAATCTCGTTCCACGTCCCGGTGAGGATGTGCAAGTATCCGATCTTTCCTGCGTCTGTTCCTGGGCCGTCCTGATTTAGCCGGTATCCCACGACCGCCATAAATGTTGAGTCGTTTAGCGTGAGCAGATCGGATGTTGAATTGCTGGAGAATGCCCCCGGCCCGCAGTTGGTTTGCCCGATCACACCGGAGAACGTCCACGTCACGCCACCATCGGCAGACACAAGCTGAGATGTGCCATAGTCGGGATTCCTGCAGATCATCACAACGTGGTCGCTTGCGTCCGCCGCAATCGCCGGCTCAGTCAGGAACGGTTCGTTGAGCTGGTACACGCTGTCATGGTGAGCATAGGCCACAGTCGGCGCACTCCACGTCACGCCGTCGTCCGTTGAGCGGATGACCCGGATGTACGTTGTGTCGTGGTTCGCCGGTGAGCCATAGAGCGTATCGAGCATGTAGTACGAGAACGCCCCTTCGCCATAAGCGGCAAGCAGGGTGCCATCCGAGAGTGACGTGATGCCCGATGTAAGGTCAATCGCCATCGTTGTAGCGATGGAATCAGTCACGCTCCAGGTATTCCCCTGATCGGTCGAACGGAATGATCTGATGCGAAGGGCTTTGACATACGAACCAGCCAGTGCCGTTGTGTCGTCGCTCGAAAGGAACACCCACGCACCGGACGGAGTGATCCCGAACGTCGAACCGTTGAAGATATGGTCATCCGGCGCATCGATGGCAGAGGTGAAGTCGCTCCACGTCTTTCCGTTATCGGTTGAAGTCCTGAACCGGAGCTGCGTTCCGCCGTAAGCATACCCGTACACGAGCGTCCCGTCTGATGTCTTGTCCACATGACCGTACCACAGCGTCGTTGCCGATGCGCCGGAGAACGTACCCACGCGGCCAAGCGGAGAGGTGTTGTTCCCGGTCAGGAGCGGTGCCGTCTCGCCAGCCATAAATCCCGCCGTCCGGTCGGCGATCTCGTTGACCACCCACGTTGCCGATACCCCGGACCCCGCCGCCTGCGCGGTCATGTCAAAGCCGTAAACGGTATTGTCCGAACCGCGGTAGAACACGTAGATGGTCGTATCCGATGCCCCCGGCTGCGGCACGTCGGTCATTCCCGGCCACTTCACATTCGCCGGCCACTGGACCGTGTACCCGTCAGGGTTGCGGAGTACGAGCGTATGGTTCAGCCGCTGGATATTGCTCATGGAAATTAGCGTTGCCGATTCCAGCGCGCCGTCGGTGACGACCTTGTTCCAGTCAAGATTGATCGTGTCGGTCGGGGTGACATTCTCCCCGATTTCCACGTCCCACCAGGAGGACCACGCGGCGGTGTTCCAGTCGGTTGCGTTTCCCGTTGCGACATTCCATTTGTACCACGCGCCCGGAGTGAGGCCGGTAACAACGATGAACGTGTCGGTCAGAGCCGAGTTGTTGACCGTGAGCGTGTTCCAGTCGTCGCCCGAGAGTGAGAACCAGTACCGCGTTGCCCCACTCACTGCGCGCCAGCGGAATGTCACGGGCTGAAGCTGCGTACTGCCGTCGGCCGGAGAGACAAGCGTTGTGGATCCCGGGAGCGTGACCACGGGAGCTGCTTCTGTGCGCTCATAAGGGCCGATGTCAGGAGCAATGCCTGACATGCGGTTGATATACGATGCCGTGGATGTCCGGTAGGTAGCCAGAACGTGAACGCCTGCGCCGGCGGAAACGGTGATTGCGGATTTCAACACCAACCGGTGGTTCCAATAGTCCACACTATCGATCTCCCCGCGCGCAACGACCACACTCCCAACGGTGAACGCGACAGAATCCCCCCGGTCCCACGGATTCATCCCCCAGTCATAGTGAAAGTATCCCGCATCACCAACCGCCACTACAGCCGAGGAAGAGACGTTCGATGCCACCGTCGTAAGCGCCACGCCAGCATTCACGCAGGGCGAAGTCGCGGAGATGGCAAACGACCTGTTCCCGCCCTTGCTTGTGGAGTCCACCCAGAGCGGAGAAGCGTTGAGGTTTGCAGACTTCCAATTATCCGGGAGCGTTGATTGGACCGATGCCAGCGTCCGGTAGTCAACCCACCCCTCATAGTCCCATGCAAGGATCGTATCTGCCGGGGTTTTGTCCCAAAACAGGTTCCCGTCCAGCGTGTCGGTGAACGCAGCCGTGCCGCCGGTGTGTTCATAGTACATCGGGCACGACTTGCCGTAAGGTGTCGGCGCGCCGGCATACTGAGGATTCGGGCTTGCAATGATATTGTTTTTCCAGACGTTCCCGCCGAATCCGTCAGAGCCGTAGGATCCATCCTGGATGAAAACACCATGACGGTTCAGCGTCAGACTGTTCGATCCGAGCCACACGTTTCCGTACAGTCGGCAGTTCATGAACTCAGCGAATGACCCCTGCGTGAGGAACGGGGAGTTCGCCCCCGGCTCGAGAACATACGACCCGGCATGAGACGTGATGTCGTCGTATGATTCATTGTACCGGTATATGCCGTTTTTCCCGTGCCCTTCGGTCGAAACGCCACCCCGGTAGGTCAGAGGCGGGCCGGGATAATACGATCGGTTGCCCTCAAATAGGTTTCTCTGGTGCTGATCGGCCGCACCCCATCCGATGTGACAGTTGTACGTCGTGTTGAAGCGAACGATGTTGTAGATGGACGGGTTTGTCCACGAGCCATAGGGCACCGCGATCGCGGCATGAGAAACGTTGTAACAGGTGTTCCCCTCCACGATGTTGTACCGGGAAAGCGTGTCATAGATTGCGATTCCGTCGCCCCGGTCGTCGTCGGTTGTGATGTCCACGTCCTGACGGTCAAGCGTGTTGCCGATCACCCGGTAGTATCGCACCGAATCAATCCGCACCGACGGCCAGTCACCCCAACCCGAGGTGTTGTGGGTTGAACCGCCGTAGATGTAATTATCCAGGAGCGCACCGTGCCAGCTTCCATCGATGTTGATCACATAGTTGTTCGTTGACCACGCCATCTGAATCCGAAGGCCCTGCACGATCACATAATTCTTCTTCACGATATACACCGGGGAGCTGCCAGAGACGTACAGCGAGCAGACCGTTCCAGCCACGGCGGGCATATACACGATCGGATGCCCGCTTGTGCCGGAGTTCGCCGGAGCGATTTGAACCGTGTAGGTTCCCGCCGCGAGCTTCACCGTATCGCCGGCAACCGCCGCAGCATTTGCCGCTGTGAGCTGCGCGTTCGATGAGACGTTGATCACCCCGCCAAACGCCACCGATGCGGACAACATGAGCGCCGCAATTATCCGACTTGCCGCCATACTCCTCCCGCCTTTGAGTACATCATTGAGTTCACAGTGTCCCAACACGTCGAGCCGTTCACGCCGAGAGATGTTGGCGGCTCACCCGCGTACTCATAGTGCTTCGGCATTCGCTCAAGCTGCGTCTGAAGTGCGACGATTTGCAGCGAGAGCGCCGACACATCAACGGTTGTCTGCGTTCCATCCTGCGCCGTCTGGATAGCCGTTAGCGCTGCGGCAAGTTCCAGTGAATACGCCTGTAGCGAGCGCACAGCGTACATGAGGTCAACGATGTCGCACGAGTCCGATGTCTCTGTGGCGTTGCGCACATCAAGGTCAGTCTTGATCGGGAACGCATCGACCCTATTTGGGAAGTCGTGCCGCATCAGTCGTCAAACTCCACTTCGATCACAACGACCGCCGGAGTCGTGAGTGATACCGTGGCCGATGGCGTGAGCGTTGTAGATGTCCCGACCACCTTCACGTACACGTACCCGTCCGAATCCTGCCAGTACACCGTCAGGAACTGGCCGGCCGTGAACGTCTTTGCCCCGTAAACGGCAGTCCCGCTCAGGAGTGACCCCGCATCACACACGGAGATTTTCGTGATGCTCCCGGCGCGCGGCATGGGGATTCCCATTGACGCGGAGAGCTGCGCGCCTGAACACACGGCGTAGTCTGTCCCGGCAGACGTGGCAATATTGCACACAAAACACACCTTCGTCCGCGTGTTGTCGTGACTGATCTTCGGCGCGGTGATGCCGTCGTCCTTCACCTGGAGGCCGTTTGATGCGTCCAGTTCAATGGTCGTATCATCGCACACGTCAGCGGCAAGTTTGGCCTTTGTCACGCCAGCGTCTTTGATGCGGATGGTCTTTGCGCCCGTTGCCGCGCTCGTCTCAAGCGTTGAATTGTCGGCAAATGCCGCAGCGATCTTCGCCCCGGTCACGCCGTCGTCTTTCAGGTTAAGCTTGAGCGGAGTTCCGGTGAGCTGGATCCCCGTTGCATCGGCAACGGTCGTTTTGAGATTCGGCCCGTCGATCACGTCGGCCTTGTGCGTGCCGTCTGCGTTGTGGCCCGTGCCGACCGCAGTATCAAGTAGGAGCCAGTTTCCGTTCAATCCAACATTTCCGGCGGCGACAGTCTTTGACCCGGCCCCGGGGTTGTCTTGCTCGTCGTGAACTCCGATACCCAGATTTGGTGTTGTTGATCTGCTCATAGTTGCGTCCCATAGTTTGTACCGTATCCGAAGCCGTACCCACTCGTCGGGATCGGCCATGCAACATTCTCTGTGCTCACGAACGAAAGCTGAACGCCCTTGTGCCCCGGCCCGTAGCCAAAGCGCTGGAGCGAAATGTCGCCGCTGTAAATCACGTTGTAGGACGTTCCCGGCTTGTCCACGCGCGGGATGAGTACGATCTTATCCCCCGCCGAAATGTTCAGCGCCTGCGAAAGGTTGATGAGCGTGTCGGCGGCTATCCACACCGAGTAGTCCAGCGTCACCGAGTATTTCCAGCCATAGAATACCGACGCCTTGCGCGAACGGTAGAGACTGTGGATGAGCTGATCCGGGCTGAACGTTTCCACAAGTCCCTGACAGTACGGGAGGTCGATCACGTAACCGTCCACGGTGACAACCTGCCCGTCGGTTGGCGTTCCACCCACCCACTCGGCAACCGTGATGGTATCCGTCGAATCATTGACCGCCGTGATGCGCCCGTACACCTCAAGCGATGGCAGACTTGCCCGCGTGACATACGAGCGCGCGCGCATCCCGGCTCGCACAGTGGCGAGCGAAACGGTTCCACCAATCGCAACGGTCGTTGCGGTGAATGTCGTTGACGAGCTGGAGGTGTACGCGGCATTATTCTTGATCACCAAAACGCGCGGCTTGCCGCTGCCATTGATCCGCGTGAATGTCGGGAGTATGCTCATACTGTCACCAGTTCCAGCTTGGATGTGTTCGTCACCAGGTCACACGTTGCCTTGCGAATCACGAGGCGCTTGTCCGCCGTGAGGTCGTTCGGGAAGAAGTTCGTTTTTGACACGACGCTATCCCCCACGCTGTAGTCAATGCCGACCACCTTACACTCAACCGTCCGGCGCGTCCTGAACACGTCGGCCCACCGCGCGCGCATGTCACTTGTCACGCTGTACGGGAACGCAGCGCTCCCCGTGAAGAACCAGTACGCCCAACGCGGGTCGTCCGGGAGCTGCTTTGATCGGTCGGACGGGTCAAGGAACTTCAGCTCGGGATACACCTTGAGGATCACGCCGCCCGGGGTGTTCTTGCCCTTCGGGATGTCCAGTACCTGCGTCCACGACCCCGTTGTTTCATCGAAACTCAACCACGCGGCGATCGGCTCAATGTCCTTGTCAGGCCAGCCGGTGCGCTGTGAGAGCGGGCCCCATGCGACATCGTCATCAACCGTTGTCTCTGCCGGCGTTGCTGCGGCAATCTCCTCTACCCAGTGCCAGCCGCCCGTCGCATCGCGCGGGTCAGAGCGGTAGAGTGTGCGCTTCCCGTAGCCAAAGGGATTCGCCGGAATGCGGATGAACACCTTCCAGCCGCGGGCCGTTGACGGCACAGGATCCAGCGTGACGGCAAGGATGTTGGTCAAGAATCCATCGCCCCCGCCTTCCTCCCAGTGCATCACGCGGTAGAGATGCGTCCCGCCACCAAGCCCCTTTGTGTTGTTGTAGTATTGGAGCGCCAACAGTTCCGGCTTGTTCGTCATGGTCGGCGCCGGGAGCTCTGTCACGCCGGTTGCTTCGATCCAATCAACCGTTTTGTCCTCAATCGCTGCCGCTTCGATGTCCTCGTCCTCGCACAGCACGGCATCAAGGTCAATGCGCGCATCATTCAGCACCGACACGCGCGGCACCATCTTGAGCTTGCGGTCGGCCGGGTCAATGTAGAACTCGGCATTGTACCACAGACACATAGCCGTGAGCAGGTCGTACCATGTGGTATCGCGGTGCAGGTTCTGGAACTCACCCTTGAAGCCGCTATTGTAGCCCATCACCGTGAGCGATGAATACGCCCCGAGGTCGAATCCGAGGAACGTTGTGCCGCCATCGCGTATGTCGGTGATGTCAATCTCATAGCGAAACAGCTCATCAAGTGCGATTGTCGTTGTGAACGTGCCGGATGCCGGGAAGAAAAGCTTTGTCGTTTTCGCCTTGTCCCAAAACCGCTTGAGCCCGGAGAGCGCTGTAAACGCTGCCATGCGGTCACGCAACGAGAACTTGATCGTGGTATTCTCCACGTACCCCCAGAACCGCCGATCCCCTGCGTCGTCGTACAGGTCCACTTCGAACAGGTCGGTTTTCCGCACGCCGTCGAACATGTCGGACACCTCACTCGTCAGGTCAGAAAGAGACACCTGAACGTCCGACATCGTGCGCTGGAACATGTTCTTTTCGATCTCCTGCGTCACCGCCTGCCGCTGAGTCTCATCCAGAAACGCGGTCACGTCTTGAACCGCGCTCACCGTCGGCGATATTTTCTGGATGGTCAGTCTCATACCGTTTTCAAAGACACGTAGTCATTGTATCCGGGCATTTCCTCCTGGAGGAACTGCTGTCCGGCAAGCGTGCCGCGCAGGTTCACAACGACCGGACGAGAGGCGAGCGCACCGGCGAGCGAATCAATCTTCTGAGCGAGTGCGCTTGACGAGCTTTCGGTTGGCACCACGCCGCCAGAGGTCGCGCGCCCACTGAAGCCGAGGGCGCCCGCCAAGAGTCCGCCGCCGGGAAGAAGCGAGAGAAGCCCGCCCATCGCCTGCTTCGCCGCCCACCTGCCGAGCATGTCAACCATTCCCGTAAACACCGACTGGAGGAACTTCTCGAAGATGGAATTTGCCTCACCGAACGCGCTCTCCCACGCATCAGCCATCGCGGTGTTGATGGAGTCGGCGAGACTATTGACCCCCGCATCCATTCCGGCGATCATCGCTTCCCACTCAAGGCCGATCTCTGTTTGCGCCTCGGAGATGCGCGAAAGGTTCTGCTCAAGCGCCGGGTCAACGCCCATGCTGATCTTGCTTGGCGCATCAACATTCATGGCGCGCACGACCTGTTGGAATTTCTCAATCGGGCCACCATACTTCGCGATCAATTCGAGTCCGCGCTCAGAGATTTTCTTTGCCGACTTCTCTGGACTTATCATCGCTTCCAACCGCTTGATTTCGGCGAGCGTTTCCCTGTACTGCTTCGAGCCGAGAATCATGCCGTCAAGGGCTTTTCGGAGTTCGGCGATCTTCTCTTTGACCTGACCGAGGGAACCTTTTGCGAATCCTGCGGCATCACCACCGGCGGTGCCGATCACCTTTCCGAGCTTGCCAACAGCTTTTGTTCCGCCGCCGACGGCCTCCTGAAACTTGTCCATATCCAGAAACGCGGTCTGCCAGTAACCTTGCAGAGCATCCTTCCCCTCTGAGGCCCACCGGCTCGTTGTGTCGCGCATGTCCTGAAATACCGTGGACTGCGTAATGCCGAGTTTGTTCAGTCCCTTCTCGGCAAAGGCCAACGTTGATAGGAGTGCGGTAGCAAGACCCGACAGGTACATCTTCGCAAAGTTGGCAACGCCCATCAGATAGACCGTGATTCGCGTTACGATCTGCCCGAGAAACAGCTCGGCGTTGGCGATGCTCGCCTTGATCTTCTGGATCTGCTCGTTGTAGGACAACACCTCAAGGTTCTGCCGCTCAAGCGCCTTCTGCCCGGCTTCGAGCGCGGCATTCATGAACGCCTGTTTCTTCTCCGCGTCGGTAAGCTGTTCAACGGTCTTTCCGATGCTCTCCGCATACGCTTTATTCGCGGACTCCGTCTTGACAATGATGCCGAGGTTGTCAAGGATGGGAGCCGACCCACGCCCGAGGGCAACCACGAGGTCGTTGAATGCGGCGGTCGTATCGGTTCCCATGTCGCGCGCTTTCGCGCTTGCGACCTGGATGAATCCGGCGAGCTTTTCGAGCGGGATCCCCAGTGACAAGGCGCGGTTTGCCGATTCAACGAGGGATTTGTCGTCAATCAGCCCGCGCGACGCCTCGCGCAGCTTCTGGAACTCTGCCGTCGCGTCCGCGCCGATCGATGCCGCCATGCTCTTGAACGCATTCATTGACTGCGCGAAGTTGGCGTATGCCTCTTGCATATCCCACGCCTTCTGGATCGCGGCCGATACTGCTGTCCATCCGGCATAAATGGAGGCCCAGTAGCTTTGGAAGGTCTTGACGAGATTCATCGCGCTCGCCTTGATCCCGGAAACGGACTCCTTCCACTTTGCCGTCAGGTTGTCCCGGAGGTTCAGCACAAACTCGATCTGCTTATTCGTCGGTCCTGCCATTGGGTTCCCGGATGATTTCTGCACGTATCTCGCGCACAATTCGCACAACATCCAACAGCACAGCGGGGAGAGTCACATATTCGCTTGCCGTCGGTTGAAACACCCCCGCGTCCAAGTCAACGGCAAACTGTATGGCAACGCGGTTCTTTATCACTATCGCCCTCGTTTCTTCATCCGCATTTCCCGCATGGTCCGGGTGAAGAATCTGCTGGAGCGCAATGGTCAGGTTTTTTTTTCGTCGTCCGCGAGTGTGTTGTCGCCAGTGATCTCCCCGGCCAGCTCCCTGATCCACTCCGTCTTGAGCGCGCGCATGGATATGTCAGACACGACATGACGGTTCCCAACACCCGGCACCGCCTGCGATACGCGGTCAAAGGGCACGTCACGCCCCTGCGCGTCCTTGAAATTCTTCCACCCGCGAAGGCCGAAGCGGACAACATCGATCGCCCGCGCGTTCATGTTCATCTTCACGTCCGCCGGTCCGTCCTTCGGCGCCGCCGCATTGAGCGAATACGACAGCGAGGAATCATCCACATGCGCCCGGAGCGGTGCGTCCAGAAGCCCGAGGAGGAACACCGTCTTGTCGTCGCCCGTGTCACACGCGAGCGAATACTCGCGTACTGCGTTCAAATCAACAGCGATCAGAGCCATACATTAGAGTCCGTAATGTGATTTTTCTGCGTTGTAGTGCCGCGCCGCGATCGTGGCAATGTCCGACGGAAGGCCGGATGCGCCGAAGTTATACAAGCGCAGCGCGCCAGTGTCAATCTGCCCGTATGCGGTCGAAAGCTTGGCGATCGTGAGGTCAACGGCGTTGGTCATGTCACCGACCGACGAGATGTCAACGGCAGAGCCATCGGCCGCGCCGTTGATGTAGAGCTGCGCGTTGCCTGCCCGGTTCCCGGCCAGAGCAACGTGTGTCCACACGTTTTGCAGCACGTCCGACGAGCTGGTGATTGTCGGGTGGTCGGTGCCGTCGCCGAGTTCCGCCTGGATCTTGTTTCCGCTCGTCCGAATGAGCGCGTACCCTGCGGACGTTCCGGTTGCACTCTTCTTCGCAAGGATCTCCTGCGCCGAAGCGTTCGCGGCCACGACCCGGAGCCAGAGCTCAAGGAAGAAGTCGTCGTCTGCGTCAAGGTTGCACACGTCGCCGAAGGCAACCGCGTCGTCCGTACCGTCAAAGCGCAGGATGTCGGCTTGGCCCCATATCGTGGCCACATCGCCCGCCGGAGAGACGGTACCGTGACGGCCAAAGCCCGAGAGGTCAAGCAGCTTCGCCGTTGCCGCGTTGAAGTCGTATTTCGGATCAACGAAGAGCTGAAGGTCGGCCGTGCGGATTTCCCGGTCGGCTTCGATCATCACATACGGCGGCACGTCATAGCCGAGCGATGAATCGACGAGCGAGGTGTACCTGAGCGGGAGCAACCGCTCGCCCGCCTCATAGTTCAGCGTGAATCCCGGAGTGATGCGAACTGACGGGAACATGAAGTATTGGAACCGGTTCGCATTGCTCACGCCGCTGTACCGCACCACATGGATCTTCTCTGCGGCACCGGTCAGCGCCGCCACTTCTTCGGCGGATGACTGCATGAGCTGATGTTCGCCCGTGACCTTGCGCGCCTGCGGGAGAGACTGTGCCACATTCCCCGTCTCATCCTGCACGTCGGTCATGTTGAACTCGTCCGTTACAACCGAGCTTTTGATGTACCCGACGTTCGAGAACGCAGCCGCCGAGGACGGTTCAAGTTCCCTGATCTCCAGGTTGCCGATCCCCTTTGCGAGGATTCGCTGGCGGTTTTTTTCGAGAGCCATTGCGTGCCCTCCTTAGACTGCGGCCGTGTAGATGGTCCCGGTGGCGGTCGTGACCTGACCGAGGGCCGTCGTTGCCGTGTCAACGAGCGTGTAGTACGAACCAGCCGCAACATTCAGGCCGGACGGGGTAACACTCACCGCGCCCTTCGGCATCAGGGCCGTGAACATCACCTCGATCTTGCGCGTGCTGTTCGCACCGTAGCTCAGGACGAGAGAGGACGTAAGCTTCACAAGGGGAAGATACGCCTCCTGGTACGTCGCGGTCGGGTTGTCAAGCTTCACCTGGATATACAGGTGGAAGAACTTGTCCGCGGCCGTGTTGACGAGATTTGCCTCGTCGTATGAGGATTGGAGCAAGACGGCCTTGACCGTGACCTTGCGCGACCCTTCAACGACGTTTGCCATGTCGCCGGCAGCATCAACCGCTTCCTGCATCGCCGGTTCATCCATGAGTTCCACGGATTCGACGTAGCCGAGGTCCGACATTGTTTGCACAGCACCGCCAGAGACGAGTTCATACAGCTTGAGCAGGATTCCGCGCCCTTTGGCGTTGATCTTGACACGACTTTTCCCGAGTGCCATTTGCTTCTCTCCTTATTCTTCGCCCAGAAGGGCTGTCCAGTATGTCACATCAAACCGCATCGTTGCGCCAACAATCCTTGATTCGTCCTGCTCTGCGTCCATGTCCCGGCCCGTGTAGGTCACGTCATACGTGGCCGTCATGTTGTCTCGCACACACTTTCGCACGTCCTCTATGAAGCTTCGGAGTGCAGATGCCGTAGAGTTCATCGTGAGGATTACCTCAAAACTCGCTTTGTGCTGTTCTGCTGCCGCGTCGCTGCCGCCCTCATCAGACCCGAGAGAGACATCAACTGGCTCGTCTGACACGTCGCGCACGTCGATCGCCGGAAGGTGGCCTATCCCTTCGGGCCGCGGCTCCCACGACGTAACCGTTACGACGGTCGTATGGTACCCGTCCGCCGTCTTGATCTTGGCAAGGTTCGTCGTCCATGAGGTCACTATCGACTGCAACGTAACGGCCATCAGTTGTCCTTGCTCAGATAGAGCAGCACTTCCTCGTTGTTGATCGGCTCGGCGCGCATGATGTAGTATGTCACGGTCGCCACAACGAGCGTGTCACCACGCACAGCCGAGGAAACATCCGTTGCCTTACACCGGGCAGTAGGCGCGGCGGTCTGCACTTCCACCTCTCCGATCTGTACCACCGCACCTGCCCGGTCAAATATCACGGAGATGCTCGTTGCTACAGCCGCGTGTGTGAACGTGGCCGTGCTTGTCCACTCATCTCCGTAGAACGTCGATATGTCGGTATCGACCGACACTTACTTCTTCGCTTCTACGGGCTTTGCAGAAGCAACGACGCACCGCCCGGATGCGATCAGGTAGTTCGCGTCCGTTTTCGGGGCGCTGAACTTCTCGCCGATCTTGTACTCTCTGCCAGCGAAAATCACGCCGGCGGCTTTGTGGTTCTTGTTGCGCTCGCAAACAACGAGGTCAACATCAGGTTCACGCTGTGCCATCTCTTGGATCCTTCAGTTTTGTTGTGGATGAGAAACGCCGGGGAGTGGCAACGGCCACTCCCCTTGTATCTTCGCCCGGCCTTACGACAGGTCGGAGCAGAACGTGAAGGCGGTCGGCTGCTTGATCGCAACGTCCATCAGGTGGAACACGTTGAAGCGGACCATGCCGGTGGATGCCTGACCAACGATGTCCGGGATGATCTCGATCGCGCCCCAGGTCACGAGCAACGCCTTCGACCAGTCGCCGAAGAACACGTAGTTGTTCGCGATCATGTTGGACTCGGCAACCGGGTACCCCTTCACCTTCCCGTCGTCGCTCATGATGTAGATCGGATGGCCTGCGGCCTTCTCGCGCGTGGAGAACACGCTCGAGCTGGCGGAGTTCATCACGAACCACATGCTGCCGGCCGCAGCGTTTGCGGTCTTGATGTCGGTCGGGAACTCCACAGCCGCTGCCCAGTTGAGGCCAGCGCCCGTCACCGTACCCACGCCGGAGGTGTTGATGATGCCAGTCGGGTAGTTCGTGCCCGCGCCGCTGAAAAGCTGCGACTCTTCCGACAGGAGGATCGTCTGCATGAGGTCCTCGCGGATGATCATCTCAACCGACGGGGTGCTCTGCACGAGCAGCCGGCGGGAGATGTCCGTCCACGTACCAACCTCATTCGGCATGGCGGTCACGAGGCCGAACGTCTGGTTCGACTCGGTGAAGGTCGTCGCCTCGCCCGGCCAGTAGGCCGTTGCCGCGCCGGTCTGCCGCGGGAACGTCACATTCCCGCCGCTCACCGTCATGCGCCGCACGCCGATCTGCGATGCGATGCTCTGATTGCGGAGCATCCCCTCCCACTCGGAGGCAAGCAGATTCGTGCCCACCAGGTTTGCTCCGGCGGTCGCGCCGCCGGCATACGACAGGTCGCGCTGGCTCATCCGGTTCGTTATGTCCGCAATGTCGATGGGGAGCAGCACCGACCCCGGCTTGTTCCGCCCGCCGATCCGCTTCTCCACTTCGCGCGAGCACTCGAGCTCGAACGACGCGTTCACGTCACGATCACCCGCAGCGTGCGCGAGCAACCGCGCGACACTGAATGACCGCTTCTCTTTCTCGGTCAGGTCAAGGTGACCGGCCGGGGTTTCGAGCTGTTCGCCAGCCGGGAGCGCATCGAACAACATGCCCTTGAACGTCGCGCCATCCGCGCCCGCCTTCACGGCCGCATCGCGCAGCTCATCGATCTTCGGCACGCGGCCCATGTACTGCCGTGCCAACGCTTCGATCTCGGCCTTGCGGGCCGACGCGATCGCTTCGTCAAGCTGCTTCATCTTCGCCACTTCTTCCGGCGAAGGGGTAACGGTTGCTTCTGCCATCTTCGCACCTCTTTCGTTGATGTTGATATGATCCTGCCCCTTCGCTGGCGCAGGTGTTACACTTTCCACAGAACGGCCCGCGCCAACACCGGCATCGGCCGGGATCGACGCAAAGCTGATCTCATACGGCATCCATGTGCAACGGTACGCCTTGAGTCCTTCGCTCGCACACATATTCTTGAGCGATTCATCCATCTCCTCGGGCTTGATCTCCGTGAGGCTCTTGATCTGATAGCCCACGCTCGTTTTCGTGCGGATTCCATCCTGCACGTCAACGAACACCTCCTCAGAGAATTGCGACCGACCGAAACGAACGCGGCTGCGCCCCTTCCTGTCCGGGTCAACGCGGGCATTCTCAACCACGCCGACATGCTGGTTGATGTTGTGGTTGAGCAAAAGCGCGGCGCCATCCGATAGCCTGCTCAGGTCAACCGCGCCCGGTTCGTGCGAGAGGATTTCAATCCCCCACCACCGCGCATACGGCTCCTCGGACGAGAACGAGAGTTCAACCGTCCTTGCAGCGACATCGACCGCCGAACGGTCAAGCCGCACATCGCGGTATTGAATCTCTCCGAGTACCTTTGACCGCTGTTCCTGGTTCATCGCGTTCTCCTTAGAGCCGGTAGTACCAGCGTGCGGTCACATACGGCGTTGTCACACCGTTGCCGGTGGCCTGCCCAGTGATGATCACGCGAACCGGGAAGTAGATGCCGTCCAGTAGGTCACTGTCCGAATCGCGGATAGACCATTCGGCGGTCGTTCCGGCCGCGGTCGTTGAGATAAGGGAATCGGTCAGAACTGCGGTCCACGTTCCATTCGTTTTATACTGCACGACGATGTCCAGCTCGCAGGAGTCCGTCACCGTCACGACAAGAGAGAGCAGGTTCGCCCCGGCCACATACTGGCCCGCCACGGTCCCCGTATCCGCTTCGCTCGCGGCATACGCCACGGCGTTGAGCGCGGTCGTGTAGTTCAGATTGATCTGCGCCTCACCGACAGAGGCCAAGAGCAACACCGCCAGCGTCACCAAGAAAATCTGTTTCATCGTACCACCTCCATCAGTGTTTGTGACCGTTGTTTTGAATCAAAAGCGCCTTTGCTGCTGCAACTATTTCGTCCTGCGTGCTTTCCTGTTCTACCTTCGGAGCCGTCGGTGTGGGCGAGCCAAAATTCAATTCGACGCCGTACTTGGCCGCGAGTTCCTTGACCCACTTGATCTCTCCGAACGTCTCTTCGACATCTTCCCCGCTTGCGGCGAGCTCGCGCGCAAGAGACGTGAATCCGAGCTGGAGCCGAAGCTTGACTGCTTCCATGTCCTTGAGCGGATCCACCCAATCCCACCGCCGGCCGATCCATACCGGACGGTTGAACTTGTCCAACTTCTCGACCGGCAGAGCCGAGCCGGACGTGTAGCCGATCTTCGAGAGAAGCAGTGCGCGCTCGAGCCACACGCTGAACACGGGCCGCAGGAATTGCTCTGCGAACCAGTTCTGAATCAGCATCCACGTCTCGCGCTCATCCAGCGCCCCGGCACGAAGCGATGTATAGTTCACGCCCTCAAGGTCATTCCCGAGTAGGTTGTAATTCACGCCGAGGCCCGAAGCAATGGAGCGGAGGACGGCCTTCACAAAGTCCTTGTGCTCGCCGTTCGGATATGCGGGATCGTATGAGTCAACCGTCCACCCGGGCTTTGCGACAAGGTTCTCACCCGGTGCGGATTCGAGAATCGGGTTGCCGTTGTCGTTCTTGCCGTCAAATTGCTTATCGCTCTGCGCGTCAATTGACGGCACCCACACTGCATGTTTGTTCGCTCCGGCGCGGGCATTGACCACGGCCGCGATCTCGTACCCGTGAAGCATCCGCAGGCGAACCATTGATTGCACGAGCCACGACAGTCCGCGCACCTGAGATTCGAATACCTGATCGAAGATGTGCAGCACTTCGCCCGCCGGGATCTTCACGCGCTCGGATGAATACCCCTGCGAACCATACAGCATCAGCTCGGGGGATTCGCGGCGGAAGTGATAGGCGACGGGGCGCTTGTACATGTCAACCTCAACGCCCATGATCACGAGGTTGCCGTTTGCAAGGCGTTCGTTGTACTGATCATCCAGCGCGTCGGGGTCGATCACCTGGAGCCGGGAGCCGAACGGATTGCTCCTGTCCTTCACGACGCGCACAAATGCCTCACCGTCACGAACCACGTACTCAAGAATCTGCACGCACAGACCGCGGAATGTGTGCCGTCCGTTGATGGAGCACTCGCGGGAGTTGGCCCAGTCCTGCCACGCGGTTTCGATCAGTGTGTTGGCGAGATTGTCCTGCTGCCAGATGTACTCGCCCTTGTCACCGCGCACGAGTTCCTTGATGTCCATTTGCAGCTTGAATCCGTTCGGGCCCACAACGTTGGTCCGCACAAGGCCGAGGAACCGCTTCACATGATCATTGTTCTTCGCAAGGTTACGCGCCTTTGAGCGTATCTGTGATTGGTTCCCTCGGAGGTCCTGGTTGATGCTGTCCTCAACGGTCGCCCAGTCCGCAAGCAATTCAGACGGCGCGGTAACATCGAAAGAGCGGGAGTGGCGCTTCGCCGGAATCCGATGCTCGCGCATGCTCGCGGCAATCGTCTTGATGTCGCCGGGGAGGTTCACGATGTCGTCAAGCCAACTCATATCACCCCCGTGAACCGTGTTTGGACGGGCTTGTTCGATTCAAGGCCCTGCGCCGCGGCTTCTGCGGAATCTTCGGCGGCAACTTCCTGCTGCAAGCGCTGACGGGCTTTGAGCATTTCCTCCCACGACCGGTAGCCGATCGCACGAGCAGCGATGCTCATGCTCTCGTGGCCCTTGCCAAGATTCTCCTTGATGGTCGCAACGACGGTATCAAGCATGATGCGCGCATCCGAACGGGCATCCACTGCCGCTGTACCCGTCACGATGTCGCGTTTGACGTTAACCACGCCGGAGAATGTCGTGTGCCGCTCAATGTTCGGGGCTGTACCCTTCTCCACCGCCTCGGTGATTTGGTACACGCCAGCGGCCGCGAAGTCGTCAGTGCTTGAACTGGGGAGAGTCACGTCGTAGGAAACGCCATCGGCGTTCGTCGTGGCGGCAACCTTGACGCGATACGTGGCGTTCTGGATAACGACGCGGAGAGTCCAGCCGTCCGATGCCGGATAATCCGACAAGGAAACGCTGTACGTGTACGTGTCGCCCGCACGTATTTCGGTCGGACGCGCCATCAGAACTTTTTCCCGATGCCGTACTGAACGTAGGGCGATGTCACGCCGTTGTTCGATCCGGCGTAGGTGACAAAGATCAAAGCGCTGTCACAGTAGGGCGCGAGGTTGATGCTGCCGTATGCGGCATAGCCGGTATTGGACGTGCTGGAGGTTGCGCCGAGGATGGTGTCGCCGGCGATCACAGCGAGGAGCGTGCCCTGATGCTGCCTGCGGAGGATGACATTCGTGATGGAGACGGAATCGCCGGTCTTGATGAAGAAACTCACCGCGCTCTCTGTCCCGGCGCGCCGCCAGGTGAGCGTGTCAACGTTCGAGTTCGCGTAGGTGCCGACGGCGGTGAGCGATGTACTGATGCTCGAACCTCTGAACGCGATGTTCACACCGGCACCGATGCCAACGACTGCGAGGACAACGGCGAGGATGACAGCATATCGTTTCATCGTTCATCTCCGAGTAGAAAAAAGAAACGCCACCAACCGCCGTGCACGGTTGATGGCGTTTAAATGCCCGATGATCAGTCAGGCTCTATGGGATGCTACAGACTAACGACATGCTTGTCAAGTGTTGCGGATGTCAGAAGTATGTCAGAACTTCACAACCCAGTTTCTGCGGAAGCGCACAATGCGCGGCTTCATGTTCTCCATCGGCTCCTTCGGCGTGAGCGCCACCGATCCCGCCTCAACGAGGTTCACCTCAGAGATGCTGGTGATGGCCCAGTTGACAAACGCATTCGGACTCATGCCGAGCTGCCCTGCGCCTTTCTCGGCGGCACGGGTTGCATCTTCGTCAAGTTCTATTCGCATGTGGCCTCAGAAACGTGATACCCAGTTTCCCCGACGGCGGAAGGTCGGCCGGGGCGTTTGTTCTGTGCGCGTATCCTGTTCCACTTCAACGACGGCGGCATTGCGTTCCAGTTCTTCCTCGCGTCTCTTCGCCAGCGCTTCGAAGTTCGGGTTGAGCAGCGCCATCGCAGCCATCGAATACACCGCCGTATCAAGCGGCTCGTTGCGTGCCGACGGGCTTTTCTTCTCCCATGTCCGCCGGAAGAATCCACCGACCTTGCGAAGGACAAGGCGCTCAGAGTTCAGGCCGTTGAAATAGTTCTCGTCGGCCCACATGGGATAGTGCCTGTACCCCGCCGGGAAAGGTGCGTCCGGCTGCGTCGGCTTCTCGAGCGCAAGGTTCCGCATGATGGTCGTCTTTGCGTCGTCCACACCCACGGGAATCAGGCGCGCACGTTCCCGGTTGTTCCGCGTCATCTTCCCGATCAAGGGGCGCCCCGGACCGCCACGGCCAACGATAGCGAACACCCGGCGCGATCCGCAGGAGCGGACGTACTTGTAAACCTCCTGCGTGTAGTGTCCGGCGCTGTCCACAAAGGCACACTCCACGCGCATCTTGAGGCCGTCCTCCGTCTCGTATGAATCCATCAGGATTGCATCAAGCGCATCCCACACCGTCTTGTCGGTCGGCGTGCCGTAGATTGTCCGGTACGCGATGAGCCATGATTCAGAGTTCGGGCCCCAACCCTCAAGCGATACCTCGAGCCGGTCGTCCTGCGTGTCGATGCCAGCGGTGAGGAGCAGCACGCCCGCGGGGATCTTCGTGTACTCCTCCCTCCGGGCAAGCAGGGTGTCGGTTGCAACGCTGACCGCCTCATCCTCGCGCCACGTCTCGCCGGCCGACGTGTTCACCCACACCTGGAGCGTTTCCTTCTTGAGCTTCTTCACCATGAAGTCTTTCGCAACCGCCTCCCACGATACCCACGGAGAGTA